AGAAAATGCCGCTCAAGAAAGACGTGAAGAGAATGAATGGGCGTTACCCAACGCACCTGAAATTGGATTGAAGGCACATGCGTTATTACGAGTTCTTGAGATAGAAGGTGATATTGAAGTAATGACCAATCAAGACCGAGGTGAGATTGCAAGAATTGAAAATGAAATTACCAGACTTCAAGCGGAATATGATAATGACGAAGAAGTTAGAGGAGATTTGTTGGATGAAATAAGTGAGTTGGAAGATGAGTTAACCGAATTAGATAACAAGATAGATGTATATAATATTATCCCAACAGGTAGGTATTATGATGCTTCGGAGTTTGAAGTGATTGGTGCTCCTGAGCTAGAAGACCGTAGATATGTGGTTGGTGATGAGAATGAGATGGAAACAAGTGCTTATGAATATGTTGAACAATTAATTGATGATATAGGGTATGAAGGATTTAACTCTAATTTTGTGCAACAACATATTGATGAGGATGCGGTTATTTCATATGCCGAAGATTTATTCAACCAAGACGTTTATGATAGTCCTGATTCTTATTTGGAAAATGACCAAAGAAATTTATCTACAAAACAAGAAGAAAAGATTGCAATTTTAAATGATAAGATAGAAAAATATAGAGAGTTAATAACCAAATTGGAGGGTAGTATGGATGGTGAGGATGATGAGGATATTGAAGAAAGGATTGACGAGTTGAATGATGAGATTACCGAGATGGACACAGAGATTGAGGATATCAAAGAAGACCCTGAAGGTGATTTCCCTGAGGATTTACTTGAAGAGATAATTGAAAGTAGAGTTCAAGAAGTAAAAAATGATGTAGAAGGTTTTATGAATGAGTATGGATTAGAAATGAATGAGTATATAGACAAAGATGCGTTCATTAAAGGGATTGTTGAAGAAGATGGATATGGTACCACACTAAATGGTTATGATGGAAGTGCGGATGAAATCGATGTTGAAGGTGTGACCTTTTATGTAATGAGAATTGATTAAGATTTTTATTTGGTTATAATTGTTGTATGGGGAGAAGAAAGAAAATAGCATTTAAGCTAAATCCTGAGTGGATGTTAAAAGAGCCGTTGGATTTTGAATACAATAAATATACTTTATTGGATTACATACAGAAATGCGAGCAGAGGTTAGATAAGTTTGAAATTTATCCTGACTTTGTTGAGTTGTCGTTACACTTGGCAAACATGCAATCATTATCCAAAGAAAATACTCTATTACTTACAGACAAAAAATTTCATTCTTATGATGATGAAATCATGTTAAAAGATTTGTATCCAAAAAAACCAAGAGAAATGTCTAAAGAAGAGGAGGACGAGTTGGGTAGGACAATCAAATATTCAAACAACAAATTATTTGACACATTCAATATTGCAAAATCTATTTGGAACATTGTGTTTGATGAAGTTGAAATCTCAATCAAAAAAAATAAAGAACACTTGGCTGCGGGTTCAGGATATGTTTTTTATTATAGAAAGTTGGATAATAAAGTTTATGTTTGGGAATATGAAATCAAAAAGAAACGAGGAGATAAAAACATAAGTCAAACTTATATAACTAAGATATATGAGAACACTCCTGACAAAACAACATTACTTTCAATCATCGAAAACCATTCCAAGTTTAACAAAACTGAATACTATAAAGACTTACCAGTATTTGAAATGTCATGTAGTCAGAATTTTCCAATGGAACAAGCCATCGTACCAATCATGAAACGAAAAATAACCGCATATATTTTTCAAATAGTTAACATGGTTAAGGTAAAAAACTTTGACTCTGAAATATAATATACTTATATTTGTGTCGTGGGATTCAATAAACGACATATCAATATTGAAAGAAGTTTAAAGTTACTTCATGAAAATAAATTGAAAGAGTATTACGGTAAGAGTGATGCTCTTTTTTTTGAAGATAAAGAAAGTCTTAAGGTTTATGACTTACACAATGAAGGTAATACAGATGAAGAAATTTTAAAAATAATAACTAAACAGATGGATACTGAATCAACTAAAAAATTATTGTCTAAATTAAGACAACCCATTCACATCGATTATATTGCAAAGTATATCCTAAGAATTCCTGAGGATGAGGCAAGAGTTGAATTAAACAAACTTATTGAAGAAAATTTAATCGAAGAATCTACCTATGCAAAAGATTATTATGTGATTAAACCCTTGTAAATAAACAAATAATAAAAAAAAATAATATGTTTTGGATGTATTTTATTTTAGCGATTACAGCAGTTGCAAATTTAATCATAATGTATTTTATGATGGTAAGACCTCTTCAAAGAGAAAACAAGGCATTAAAAGAAGAAATGCATCAACAAATTAAAATTGGTTTCTATAAAGAAAAAGAAGATGAGTGAACAAGTTAATCACCCCCAACATTACGGAGGGGAAGACAATCCATACGAAGCCATCAAAGTTATTGAGGCGTGGGAATTAGATTTCCATCTTGGAAATACCGTTAAGTATATTTCAAGAGCGGGAAAAAAAGAAACAGATAAAGAATTACAAGACCTTAATAAGGCTCTATGGTATCTACAAAGACGAATAGATAATTTAAAGAATAGTAAGATATGATAGAAACAGGAAAAATATTACAAGGTGATTGTATTGAGGTAATGAAAACATTACCATTAGAATCTGTTGATTTAGTTGTGACATCACCACCATACAATGTTGGAATTGATTACGATAGTTATGACGACAGAATGAGTATGGAAGATTATTGGGACTTCACAAGACAATGGTTGACCGAAGCGTACAAGACATTGAAAGATGATGGTAGGATTGCAGTAAACATTCCTTATGAGGTAAATGTACAAGACAGAGGTGGACGAGTATTATTCATGTCAGAGTTTTGGGCCATTATGAAAGAGGTTGGGTATAAGTTCTATGGTCTTGTTGACCTTGATGAGAATTCACCACACAGAAGTAAGACCACAGCTTGGGGTTCATGGATGAGTCCTTCAAGTCCTTATATCTACAATCCAAAGGAGTGTGTTATCTTGGCTTATAAGAAAGACAGGATTAAGAAAATTAAAGGTGAACCACAATGGAAAGCTGACATGGTTGACATGGAACAGGAAGATGGTACCGTAAAAACCAAAGCGGTATATCAGGATGAAGATAAGAAAGAATTTATGTCTTTGGTTTATGGTCAGTGGGAATATTTTGCCGATACAAGACAACAAACTAAGGCAACCTTCTCAATGGATATCCCAATGAAGGCAATTAAGATTCTTACATATAAGAATGATGTGATTTTAGACCCATTCACTGGAAGTGGTACTAGTTTATGTGCCGCTGAGATTAGTGGAAGACGATGGATTGGGATAGAATTGAGTGAAAACTACAGTAAAGTTGCTCAAGATAGAGTTCAACACTTTATTGACCGAAATAAACAAATGGAAATGGAATTTAAATAAAAGGGTTTAACAACCCTTTTTTTTGTTTTATGGATATTTATTTAAAAAACTAACATGGGACAAAAAATTATAAAATTAACAGAATCGGATTTAACAAGAATAGTTAAACGTGTTATTAAAGAACAAACAGAGGGATATAATTACAATAGAGCAATCCAATGTTTTTTAAATAAAAAAGGTATCAAAGATGAAACAGGAAAGGCATTGGTAATTGATGGAAGTATTGGTAATTATCCAAAATCTAAATCAGCACAAGCAATAAGTAATTATCAGGCTAAAATTGGAGTATATCCTGCTGACGGAGTTTGGGGTCCAGATACTATGGGTAAGATGGCAAATAAAGATAAAGAGATGTTCAAACAATGTGTTTCTGATTATGGTGATATCCTTGATAAGGGCGCTCACTTCTTTGGATTAGATTAATGAGAATGTTAATTAAAGAAACAGGAATAAGAGATATTTCAGCTTTAAGAAAAAGATATCCTAAAGCTGAAATATACTTTCACCAAGATTTGGATGGAGTAACAACTGCAATTGCAATGAAAAGATACCTTGAAAACAATGGTATTGAAGTTGTAGGTACTCACATAATCCAATACGGTGACAAAGAATTCTCAGTTAAAAAGAACGACGCACAGGGAGATGTGATGCCAGTTCTTGTGGACTTTGCTCACGGTAAGCCAATGTTCGTAATTCATACGGACCACCACGACAAACAAGTGGGAGTTGAAAAAGGTACTTCAAAACAATTTAGAGGTGCTCGTTCAAACGTAGAAACAATATCACAAGTGGTATCACCAAGAGATTTGTTTCCATCATCAGACATCTTATTAATCAATACTGTTGATTCTGCAGATTATGCTAAATATGACATTACACCTGATGAGGTGGTTAATTACATTTATCGATTAGATAAAGACAAACCACTTCAAAAGAATAAAATGTTATTAGGTTTGGTTATTAATAAGTTATTGTTGGCGTTTAAAAATAAACCAGGGTTTTTAGAATCGTTAGTTATGGATTCAGAACCATCTTTAATGTCTATTTTAAATAGTATTAAAGATTGGATGAAAAAAACAAACGCAGCTAAACCTGAAGAACTACAGAAAAACGCTGAAGATTATAAACAAAATATGAAGAACTATCCAAGAGTTAGTGATAGTATCATTTTTCAATATGGTGGTGGTAATATGTTTAAACCTGGTTCTTATGATAGATACACACCATTTAGAAACAATCCTGAAGCGGACTTTTTAATTATGGCATGGCCAATGGGATTGGTTCAAGCATCTTGTAATCCATTCAAAAAAGAAAGAGAATTAAAAGGTGTTAACTTAGGTGAAATTGCTCAAGAAGTTATAAGTAAATGGGAAGACCAACTAAAACAAAGAACAATTCCTCTATCAACTATTAAGTGGGTTAGTGAAACTTCTGTGGGTCCTGAAAGTATTGGATTCACATTTAAAGACTTTGAAGCATTATATGGTGATAAGTTTACTACTATAGAAGGTGGTGAAAAAGTTTTGGACCATATTCAAGATATGATGGAAACACCATTCAAAGATTTAACTGAAGAACATAGAAATATGTTAGATAAAATTGGAATCAATGCATGGGATTTAATTCAATCAAATTCAGGCGGACACAAATGTATTACAAACATTTCTGGTTTAAATTATTTGGGTAGAAGTAAAAGACCACCTCAATCTCAAAATAGATATGACTCTGAAAGTGATGATTCACCTTCAGTTAAGTTTACAAAGATGATTGCAAATGAGTTTGAAAGAAAACTTAAAGAAAAAATTGCAGAATCAAAGTAAGTATTCAACTGTATCACCTGGTTCAATCTCCAAGTATTCACAACTTCCACCTTCAACTTCCAATACAATATTTCCATTTCCACCATAACTTGGACATTCATTACCGTTACAAGGAGGACAATTATAATGTATGTTTACAATGACATTATTTCTAATGATGAGAATATCTAATGGTATAATACAATTCTTCATCCAAAAAGATTGTTTGTCTCCACCCATTAAAAATAATAGACCTTCGAACGTAGCTCCAAATGTTTTACCCATCATCCCAATAGATTGAGATTTCTTATCTATTAAAGTTTTTACATTAAAAATATTGTCGTTGATTCTAACTTTCATACATATAAATACAAATAATAGTGGAAGATATGTCAATTTAAACTTTTTTATAGAAAAAATTTGACTTATCCATAAAAATATAGTACTTTTGAAATTGTTGGGTATATTTATTGTTTCAGTCAGAAATGACGGACATCCCCAAAAAAAGTTTCATAATATATATTTGACAAAATGAGAATTTTGTTTTAACTTTGTGAAACAATTGAGATGAGAGTCTCAAAAAAAAATGTCCCACAGACATTTGATTATTTCAAAAAATAGTTTTATCTTTGTGGGACATTACTTTGAAAGTTCTTTTACTTAAGATATATCGCGAGATGGTAGCAGCGGTAGCTCGCAAGGCTCATAACCTTGAGGTCGGGGGTTCGATTCCCTCTCTCGCAACAAAAAAAAACTTCACAAAAAGTTTGGTAAATTGAAAACTTTATTTTACCTTTGTGAAACAATTAAGAAAACGTTCTTTGAATTAAAGATATTGGGCGGTCTATAGTCCATAAAATAAACCATGAAAGTGGTATAAAGTGAATCATTTGGTTAAGTGGTTTGCGGCTTCCGAAAGGGAGCTCGAGTAGACAAGCGAGATATCGTTAGACCTTGAGTACCGAGGGTGACACTGTAGGGAAACTGGTTTAATGACCAAGCGATGTGGGTCGTTTGGTTGAGGTGGGAACACCAATAAGAATAACTCGTAGAATTATTGTAAGACACATGGTTATCCGACCATACTATTGCGTGATTCAATATTAAAGTGGGTTTAAAACCGAAAGGTAAGAGGTCGTACAGGTGGTGCTGGTGATTCCTTCTTAAAGTCTCTACCAAGGGATTTAAGATGAAACAAACTTGAAGTATGAAGATAGGGATATCTTAGGGAGTAGTTAAGTATCGTGTCGTTCAAAAGATGACATGGCTTGGTCGGCGAACCGCTACTTTCATCATCCACAACCGCAAACTTTGTTAATTGATGTTTAACAACTAAAAGATACAAGGAAAAGCGTTCGCCAGTCGTGATTGACAGGTCACTACATAGTCATGAGATGTTCATGGCCGTAAAGGGTCCCAAGCCCAATACGATTGTTGTGAAAGTTCTCTAAGTCCGCAAGACATAATCAGGGTGGCAACCTTGAAGAGCAACGAGTAAAAACAGAGTAGATTACGACTTAAGGATTGGTTAATCTAATTGACCGTGACTGAGAGGTACTTCTCAAAAGGAAGTGGAAATCGGAGTAAACAATAATCTCCTGTAAAGTCTCTCGTAAGAAGGTGTATTCTCAACCTGACGCCAAGAACCCCGACAAGAAATTGTTCGGGGTTTTTTGTTTTACAGGATATTTATTATTATGGAAATAATAATAACTGAACAACAATTAAAAATTATAATTGAGAGTGATTCAAAAAAACAACTAACAGAAAAATGTTGGAGTGGTTACACTCAAAAAGGTATGAAAACAATGTTTGGTAAAAAATATCCGAATTGTGTTAAAAAAGAGGCTGACGAAACAAATGAGGCTTCAAGTCCTGCACAACAAGCGGCAATTGCCATCAATATGAAGAAAAAAGGTATTTCACCCAAAAACGAAACTTTATATGAAGATGAATATGGTTCAGTAGAAGAAACCAATTTTATTATTGGTGATTTAATAACCGAAGCGGAATATCAGGGAAGAAAAGTTCAGTTGGGTAAGATAATGCAAGGTGACATTAAAAAGTTCAAAGTATATGTTAAGAACGATAAAGGTAAGGTTGTTAAGGTAAACTTTGGTTTTGGTGGAAAATCAGCCAAAGGTAAAATAATGAGGATTAAGAAAAATAATCCTGAAAGAAGAAAATCATTTAGGGCGAGACACAATTGTGATACCCCTGGTCCAAGATGGAAACCAAGATATTGGGCATGTAGAAC